CAGAAACAAAGCTGGCAAAGTTGGAGGATGAAAACAGGAAACTTATTCGCTACGGGACATTTATTTTTAACAGAGTAAATTTTTCAATTGGCAGAGCAAAAAGTAAAATTGCAGACAAAGCGGTTCTTTCGTGTATGCAAAAAATAACTGAGATTTCAATAGCAAGGAGTAAGTCATGACTACAATTTTCATTTCGATCGGTGTTGGCGTCGTAGTTGTGTTTGGTGCCTATTTTTACATCCTGTCATTGTTTGCAGAAATAGGGGAATAAATGGCACTGATCACGCTAGAAAAAGCAAAAGAAATATTGTCGTTAACTGAGTATTCGATAAAGAGACTTCGCAAAGACAGAAAGATCTTCGGAATTGGCGACAAATACGACGAGTTAAGCGTCTACAATTACTCGATCCTGCAAGAGTATTCGAACAAAAACGGGATTCAAACGCTCATCGATTTTGAATCGAAGAAAAAACCAAACATGCCCAAAAAACGAGGGAAGTATAAGAAATGAAATTAAAAGAAATAATCCCACAAAATTATTTAGAATCTGATTTTGGATCTATTATAGGGAAGTTATGCGACAAAATAGATGAGAAATTGCAATTGAAACAATGTAAAATAATTGATAATGATTATAAAGTAGTTCAAGAAACGTCTGACTTAAATTTATTTTCTATTCTCGATTTTCAAAAAGTTTCGAATGAAAATTTGAGACTCCGAACCGAACTCGCCGAAATGAAGGTAAAGTTTTTGGAAGAATTCCAGGAACGTTTAAAGGCCGAAGGGAAATTATTAAAATACACAAGTAAAGCTAATCCCGCTGATTTCAAAGTTTCAAATGATACACAATACCATATTTTGATGAATCGAATTTTCCAAATGCCTCAAAGCGATTTAATCAAGATGATGGACAGATGGGATTCGGAAATTGAATTACCTAGAAAATTTGAGCGTAGTATATTGTTTGGTATCAATGAATTAGATTTAACTCAACATGCAAAAGTATTTTTAGAAAATATATCGGAAAATATATTTTTTTCAGAAAACCAAAAAGAAAGAACGAAAATAATTTGTTTTAATTCCGATAACCAATTAATTACAATAGATATCTTGCATGTATCGCCATCAAAGTTCCCAATTTATACTAACTCGGATGAGTTTTGCCAAAAAGTTGCCATTAGTAAAAATATATCTTATAAATCTGAAGGTAGTTCGTTTTGGGATTATAAACAATGATGAATGAATACGTATTAAACCCAGGAATGCTTATTTTAGGAACATTTTCCTATGTAGTTGCACTTCTTTGTTTTTGGTATAGTTTAACTTATGAAAAAAAAATATAATTGAAAATTTATTTCTTGAATTTATTGATTTCTTTTCGTCAATAAATTAATGATCCAAAAATCTTATCCATTCCCAATAGTCGTATCAGGGAATACTCAGGAAGAAGTTAGTTTAGAAATACTGGTTAATGAAGAACCTATTGATTTAACAGATTATACAATAAAATTAAATTGGCTTAATCCAAATGGAACGATTCTAAAATCTTTAACAACTGCAAACGATAGTATTATAATTACAGACGCGGTGAATGGAAAATTTAAAATTCCTAAATGGTTATGCGATATGCCTTCAAGTAAATACATCTCAGATATTAAATTCATTTCACCATCTAACGAACCAAAATCGTATATAAAAGTTTTTCAGGAAGTAATTCCAAGGTATACGGAATAATGGCAGAATTAGTTACAATCAATATAACGGAAGAAGTTCAAGAAGTCCAGGTTAATATTTTTGAAGGCCAAAAAGGCGAGTCAGCTTATCAGTTGGCTGTCATCGATGGGTTTTTCGGAACTGTTCAAGAGTGGTTAGAATCTTTAATTGGATCAAAAGGCGATAATGCAACCGCTCCATTATTTACGGTTTCGACTGGTAATTCGGGATCAAATGTAGAACTATCAGGAACTTACCCTAATCTTAATATCCAAATTCCAAGAGGAACGCCAGGAATTGATGGTGATGACGGTAGAGAAATTGAACTTCAAAAATCGGCAACGCACATTCAGTGGAGATATGTAGGCGATGTAAGTTGGACAAACTTAATCCTTCTTTCAGATTTGAAGGGAGACAAGGGTGATCCTGGCGATAACGCTCAGAATCCAAATTTTACAGCTTCAACTGGAACGCCTGGTTCAAACGTAGAACTTTCGGGATCTTACCCAAACCTAAATCTTCAAATTCCAAGAGGAAATCCAGGGGCTGACGCAGAGAATCCAGTCTTTACTGTATCAACTGGCGCGCCTGGATCTGATGTAAGTCTCTCTGGATCATATCCGAATCTTAATTTGGAAATTCCAAGGGGGAATCCTGGAGATGATGGGGTAGACGGAAGCGATGGAAAAACTGTTCGCAATGGAAGTGGCGCGCCATCATTAGGGCTTGGAGTAGACGGTGATTTTTACATCGATACTACTGCGAAAACTATTTACGGACCTAAGACATCTGGATCATGGGGATCTCCTACTTCCATAATTGGACCACCAGGAGATCAAGGCGACCAAGGAGACCCTGGACAAGATGCACCACTTTTTCTTTCATATGCAATTTCTAGTTTAAGGATTTAAAATGATAATTTTAAAAGATACAAATTCATCTTTGGAAGTGGTTTCTACAGGAGGAGTTGACGGACTCAAATATTCTATTGAATGGGTAGACATTACACAGAGCTCATTTTCTCCAAATTCATCAGAGGGTAACATAACGAGCGCAACTACGACAACGGTTGTATCCGCACCTTCCTCATTGACTCAAAGACAGATTAAAAAAATAAGCATTATAAATGTTCATGCATCCGTAACACAAACAGTTCAAATCCAAAAGGATATTTCGGGAACTAACTTTCCAATTACGACGGTGTATAGTCTTGCGCCTGGGGAAGCTCTCAATTATGAAGACGGCGCGGGATGGTCGGTTGCTACAATTCCAGTAGGTGGGGTTATAACAAATCCACTATTCGATGGATATACTGATTATCAGACAATTTCAAATCCCTCTCTGCCAGCTTCAGATACTGTTAGAATCTATGCAAGAAATCTCTCAGGGAGGATGCTTCCTAAATGGATGTCACCTAGCGGAGTCGATACGTTTTTCCAGCCTGCATTCTTTGGAAATAATATTGCGATGTATTTGCCAAATACTGGAACGACGGCTGGACTTAACCTAAATACTCCTTGGGCAGTTGGAACAACGATCGGGCATCCGCAACCGAGCGCAGGAGTTTATAACCAAATAAAAAGAACTACTTCGACTAACGTAGTAACAACTACAAATCAGCTTTTAGGTGTTTCTTCAATAGTTTCTACTGCTGCTAGTTTTTGGCGCGGCAATGGAGCACTACAAGGTGGGTTTTTCTTTTTTACAAGATTTGGAATTGAAACTTTGACTGCTGCTTCTCCAAATGCTACGAGGCTTTTTGCCGGATTGCATTCAGGGACAACGAATATATTGGCATCCGATTCTATCCCAGCTATTTCGGTGATTGGATTATGGCACGATACAACTGATGGTGCAAATGTTCTGAACATACTAGTAAAAGATGGGACTACTTCCCAGAAAGTTGCTTTAAATGGATCTCCTACTACTCCATATCAAACAGGACAAGCATATGATTTTTATCTATTCTGTAGACCGAACGATTCTGTAATTTACTATAGATTGGACAATTTCAATACAGGCGCGATTTTATCGGAAGGATCTGTTTCTACGAACATCCCACTTAATACAGCATTTATGGGTCCAAACGTCGGAATGTCAAATGGGACTGCAAACCTAGTTGCATCGACCGTTTCGATAGGTATAAATAAGATTTATTGCGAGTCGGATAGATAATTTAAGAATATACAAAAATAAAGAAAAAAGAATAAAATTCTATTGACCTATATTTTCATATCGCATAACAATCTATTTCATGCATATAATGAAAATTTGTTTTGCGGTAATTTTCTTCCTGTTTTTTTCGTGCCAGAAAAAAGAACCATCCCCAAAAAAATCAGACGTTGTAATCGCTCTCGGTTTTATTCTTGGGTGTCAATATTCGAGTAACAATCCTCTTTTTGTAAATCCGTATTATAATCGTTATGCTAGCGATTTAAAACAATATACATATTTAATTTTAGGGAATTCAACCGAAGATATCGCATGTAATTCTTTTGAAGGCTATAAAGGAAAAGATACTGGATGTTTTCCTGTTTCTGGGAATAAACTTTCTGACATGGAATCTCAACTTTGTGTATTGAATACGATAAAACCCCAATGGATTATAGCCGGGACGATGGGAGGTAATGACTTACTTGGTCAAATCCCAGATGAAGAAACCATAAGAAGAGGAAAGTCTTTCGTAGATGCCACAAATCTTAAATACCCCGAATCAGAAAAAATATTTATAAAAGTTCATCTTACCCGCGTAGATTATGCAAATCAACATCGAACGAAAACTAACACTGAAATTTCAAATTATGCGATATTGAAAGGATGGAAAGTTTTAGATCCTGATTCATGTTTTCAAGTAGATTCCGATGGACGCGCCTTACAGTCAAATTTATTGGATGCGATTCATCCAAATTCCGAAGCAATGTTTTGCATTAAAAATAAAATAAAGTCTGAATTTGGGGTAGAATATTAATGTTTATTGCACAAGTCACAATCCCAATAGAATTTCCGAGTTTATGGAGCTTACTAGGTAACACGATAATTTTCGGGATTTTATTTTACGCTGGTTTTCAAAGAATAAAATCGGTTATCGAAGAAAAGCAATCGGATCATTCTGAAAAAATAAGAAACGAAACCGATATATCAATCCATAGATTCGAAGTAAGTTACGAGCAAAGACTTTTATTATTAGAACAAAGAATGATTGATTCGCAAAATCAAATAAACCAAAATAACCAAATCATAAAAACATTAGAAACGCATAACATGCATATTCTGAAAGCTGTAGACGACATTAAAGATTCCGTAACGAGACTTCATGAAAGATTAGATAATGAAGAGAAATAAAATGAAAGACATCATTGCACTGAATACAGGAAAATATCAAAACCAAAGAAATAATGCTAAAATTTATTATTTGCATGGATCTAATTTTGTAGATGAAAAAGGCAATGTGCTATTTGCCGCGAAAGACATCGACAAATATGAAGACAAACTTTTTGATCGATCGACTGAATGTTTCATTTCCACTGGATCTGTATTTTGTGATTCACTTCATAATGCACGATTAATCAAAACTTCTATAGATGAACTCGCATATAAAATTGGAGTCATCAATAATGCAAAAGGGAAAGAAGATCGTTTTTATTGGTCCGCTCACGAAAGATTTTTAGATAAAATACTCATCGATAAAGATTATGATTTCTATTTCGAAAAAGCGAAAGGAAATGAAAAACTAATCATGAAATCGATTGATGATGGAATGCCTGTGATGTGTTCTATCTGGATACAGCCATGGTATCCATCCGGCAGAGGCCATTTAATTTTAATCGTTGGTTATCGTATTGACTCCGAAGGTAATTTGTTAGGTTTTATCGTATATGATCCATTTGGTGATTGCCTATCTCAATATAAAAATCATGATGGAGAAAAAGTTTTTTATGGTCTTAAAGATTGGGCTAAAATGATGAATTCACCAGAAAGCGCAGGTAGTCGCCAAATTGGATTAATCAGAAAAAAAGAAGAGGTATTAAAAAATGGTAAATAAAAAAACAAAAAACGAAATTGAGTCCGAAGAAGAAAAACCTTTTCTAAGACCTTCAAACTATTGGAGATTCATTGGCGGATTTGTTGGAATCATTGGATTGGTTGGAATGATTTTCTATCCTTCCGAGTCACATAGAGACATCATAATTTATCAGAGTTTAGATGATAAAGGCCAAATTAATATCTTAGTAACGATTTGGCATATTTTGATTCTATTTGGATCAGTCACTTTACTTCCGACTCTCAAAGAATTTCTTGTTAAAATGAAAAATCGATAAAATGAAATTTGAAAATTTTATCGTTTTTTTAGTTCAATGTTTTTATTTTTTGATTGTATTTTTTATCTTTAAGCCGTAAAAAGAATTATGAAAGTAAACATTGGCGATACCGTAAAAATTGAATCACTAGGAGACCATGCTTTAAAGGCTTTCGTGGATATGGATTTGATTGGAAAGGAATTTCCTGTTTTAGCTATATCCACTCTTTATGAACTAAGTCCTAAAAGTCGAAACATGGGAAAGCCCGACTACAAAGTTTATGGTTTATTTGAATTTAAGTATGCTGTTAAAGAATATGCTTGGTTCAAACGATGTGATTTTCAGTTAGTGAAGGTTAAAAAAATATGTTTATAATATTTTCATTTTGGATGATGTCTTTTTGTTGGGTTTTTGATTGCACGGTAAGAATCGAAGATGACATTTTAGTCCAAATGAAAAACGGACTTATTACTAAAACATTTAAATTGATAAAGAGATAAATAAACATGGATTTCATCGCATCACTATTCACATCAAAAATAAAAGGCTATCTATTTGGTTTATTTTTAATCGCATTTATTTTGTTTGGTGCATTTATAACATTTAACAAAACACTTGAAAGTTATAAAACTGATTTCAAAAAATCAGAAAAAACAAAATTTGAAAAAATCGAAAAATACGAAAGCCTTAAAATTTAGTTTCATTATTTACGGATTCTCTAAACCTACCACTCGCCAAGCCTAAAAAACTTGGTATTTTTTTATTTATTAGCTAAAATAAAAACATTGACATTCTAAACCGACATAATAAATTCAATCCAGAATGAAAAAAGCCATTGCAATAACTCTCTTATTTTTTACATGCAAAACAGGTAATTCAATTAGAACGGATGCAAGCGAAGTTTGCGGAAATTTACAAATCCCAAAATCTGCAATAGTATTAGATTCGGAAATTAAAAAAATAAACGGATTTAAATATGTTCCTGGTAATGCTTATAATGCGTTAGTCGATCACGCGATTGATTTATCTGAATGCGGTAAGGCTTTGACTTGCGTTATCGAGTGGACCGAATATGAAAGAGATTGCGAATTAGAAAAATCATTCATTGATCGTGCATTAGGATTTTCATGCGAAACTAAAAAACCAACGTGCAGAATTATAAAACGAGATAGGGCAGACCGTGATTGAAATCATTGCATCAATTATAATTTTCATGCTCTCATTTTTTAACTTTTTTTCTGCATGGATAACTAAAGTTCAATGGATATTTTTTATTTTTCTTTTTAACGGGATATCACATCTTGGTGTATTAGTATTTTTAATTGAAAGGTTTTTAAAATGAGCGAAATTAAATTCACACGTAAAATAAAAAATAGAAAAGAATTAAGCGCAAATTCTCCCGCCGCTAAAAAAGGAAGAAAACCTGGAGTCGGCAACTTTCGACAAGGGACAAATTTATTTGTTTATCGTGATTCGTATGATAAATTTAAATCATTGGCGAAGTTGACAAAAATAAGAATGAATATTTTATTTGAAGAAGCTGTTGTTATGTTAGAAAAAAAATATCAGGTAGGGAATTAGTATGGATTTTATTGATTATCTTTTCTTTATGATTAAGAATGGTTGGATTGCAATTTTTATATCGGGGTATTTTCTCGGTTTTTATTTTGGGAAAAAGAAGTCTGCGAAATTTCACGATCACACAAAACAGAATTAAAATAAATAATTCAGCGAAAATAAAAAAATGAAACCGTCCTTTCTATGGACGGTTTTTTAATGGTAGGAACAAAAATGGAATACGAAGAATTTTTAAAATCAAAAACTTTTGAAATTCAAGAATCTGGATTTGAATGTGATGAGTTAAATTCAAAGTTAAAAGGGTTTCAAAGACATATTGTAAAAACGGCATTAAAAAAAGGCCGATATGCAATTTTTGCCGAGACTGGGCTAGGGAAAACAATTATGCAACTTGCATGGGCCGATGCCGTTTCCAGATATACTGGCGACCCTGTTTTGATTTTAACTCCATTGGCAGTATCCAGTCAGACGATTTTAGAGGCAGATAAATTTAATATTTTTGATGTTAAACGATGGAACCCGAAAGAAAGTCCAAGTAGAATCACTGTTTGCAATTATGAACAATTACCTAACATAAATGTAAAAGCGTTTTCCGGTGTTGTTTTAGATGAGTCATCGATCCTTAAAAATTTCATGGGGAAGACTAAGGATGATTTGATTAACGCTTTTATGCATACGAGATATAAACTTGCTTGCACAGCAACGCCATCACCTAACGATTTAATGGAACTAGGGAACCATTCCGAGTTTTTAAATTACATGAATCGAGATGAAATGCTCGCTATGTTTTTCACTCACGATGGCGGCGAAACCGCAAAGTGGAAATTAAAAGGCCATTCTAAAAAAGATTTTTATTCTTGGATTGGAACATGGGCAACCGTTATCACCGACCCAAAAGATTTGGGATTTGAAGAAGAATCAAAAAGTTACCAACTCCCAGGATTAGATTATCATGATTGGAAGGTGACTACACCGAAAAAAGAAAATGGATCATTGTTTAATGACACTTCCGTCAATGCAACTGACTTCAATCGTGAGTTAAGAGAAACGGCAGATTTGAGAATTTCAAAAGTGCTAGAAATAATAAAAAATGATCCTAATCAAAGTTATATCATTTGGGTAAATCAAAATACGGAAGGAGACAAACTAGAAAAACTTTTAAAAGAATATGGGGCAAAGCAAGTTTCTGGATCTAATTCAATGGAATTGAAAGAAACAATTCTTCTTGATTTTGCAGAAAATAAATTCCCGATTTTAATTACAAAAGCAAAAATTGCGGGGATGGGAATGAATTTTCAACATTGCCATAATCAGATTTTCGCTGGTTTGGATTTTTCTTTTGAAAAATTATATCAATCTGTTAGGCGTTCATATCGATTTGGGCAAAAAGAAAAAGTAACGGTTCATTTAATCACAACCGATACAATGCAGAATGTAACAGAAACAATTAAAGAAAAAGAAAGAGTATTTACTGAACTTAGAACCGAAATGAGCAAGATTATAAATTACGACAAGGAACAATTTAAGAAAGGGAATTTCAATACGATGGATATTAAAAACGAGCTGTATCACATTATGCAAGGCGATTGCGTGCAAAGAATCAAAGAGATTGAATCAGAATCAGTTGGTTATTCTATTTTTTCGCCTCCATTTTCTTCCCTTTATGTTTACTCGGATCATATTGAGGACATGGGGAATTCAAAAAATGATGATGAGTTCTACAAGCATTTCGGGTTTTTAGTTGATGAAATTTATCGAATTATGAAACCAGGAAGATGTGTTTCTTTCCATTGCATGAATCTACCAAACTCAAAACAGAGGGACGGGTTTATTGGTATTAAAGATTTTCGTGGTGATCTCATTAGGCTTTTCCAATCGAAAGGATTTATATATCATTCCGAAGTTTGTATATGGAAAGACCCAGTCACGGCAATGCAAAGAACGAAAGCTATTGGCCTTTTGCACAAACAAGTCAAAAAAGACTCTGCTATGTCTAGGCAGGGAATCCCTGATTATTTGGTAACGATGCGAAAACCTGGAGAAAATAAAGATCCTATTTCGGGAGAGTTTGACCACTTTCAAGGGGACATGCAAACTTTCGCGAATAATGGGAACCTATCAATCGACGTTTGGCAAAGATACGCTTCTCCTGTTTGGATGGACATTAATCCGTCTAACACATTACAATACAGAGCAGCAAGAGAAGACAATGATGAAAGACACATCGCACCTTTACAGTTAGATGTCATTCACCGAGGACTGCAATTATGGAGCAAGAAAGGCGATCGGGTATTTACTCCTTTCCTTGGCATAGGTTCTGAAGTATTTGAATCAGTAAAACTAGGTCGATACGGGATTGGATGCGAATTAAAAGAATCCTATTTCGAGCAAGCACATAAAAATTTAATGTCATTGGAAATTGAACTAACACAAACTGAATTATTTCAATAAATGGCAAAACAAAATTTACCAGATGCGTTCGAAGACGCTCGTTTAAGAATTTCCAGATCACTAATTGAAAGTTATTTTTCGGTTAGTGGTGCATACTGGGAATTTGGCGAATTCTGGACGCTAAATCCATTTCGAGGTGATCGATCTATTGGAAGTTTTCACATAAGAGAAAATGGACAATGGTTCGATCATGCCATAGGCGAAGGCGGCGATTTTATAAATCTTGTTGCCAGGACAAAAAACATTTCTGATTTAGACGCCGCCAAATTAATATCAGGTGGAGACTATGAACCAATACCAAGAGAAGCAATACCAAAACCTAGAGAGCGCGCTCCGAAAGTTCAACCTAAATATCCATTGCCAGAATCAGACGTTAAAGAAGCAAGAGACCATTCACAACTAAGCAAATATCAAACGAAATTCGGAAAATGGATTTCTGGATTTGCCATTCGAAATTTAAAGAATGAACCTTTATATTTTATTTTTAGATATGAAACAGAATTAAGTAAAAAGAACGGTAAGAAAAAGAAAAATTCAATTCCATTTTATAAAGGTGTGGATGATCTATTTCATCCTGCAATGCCATGGGATGACAAAATTCCAATGTATGGCGTTCAGAAAATTAAATCAGGTTGCAAGGTTATAATAGTTGAAGGCGAACCGAAAGCACTTGAGGAAGTTCCTGGATATGTATTGATTTCCCCTGTTGGCGGTTCTGCAAAATTCAAATACGCCGACGTTGAACCTTTAAAACTTGCATCGGAAGTTATTATATGGCCTGACGCCGACGAACCTGGATTAAAGGCAGCTAAGGAAATTTTTGAAATTATCCCATGTAAAAATAAAATAATTTTAGATGTATTTGAAAAATCAGATGGGTGGGATATAAAAGATTTAACTGAGGAAGGCGGTGATCCCTTAGAATTTATAAAAAATTGCAAAGTATATAAGGAACCTGAATTTACAAAACCTATCGAAGTTGAATTTGAAAAAGGTTCCGCAATCCCAGATAAAAAACAACCACCACCTAAAAAACCACCCACTGAACTAAGACCACAAAACAATGAATACTTTTCATTTCTAGGATGGGATGACGAATATCATTATTTTATGGTAAAGCCTCAAAGAATAATAATGACAATCGGGAAACAATCGTTCAATTCATCGAAGTTACTTTCGATTGCGACTCTTTCGTATTGGCATCAATTAGGATTTATATCAGATAAAGGAACCTTTAAACTTTCCGAAGGACAAGACTTTGTCCAATATCAATCTCGGTTAGCTGGAAGATTTTCAACTGACATAGTGAGAGGATCTGGAGTTTGGATTGATGGTAATCACAAGATTTTGAATACAGGGAGAGAACTTTATGTAGATGGTATCCAAACTCATTTTGATAAATTTAAATCTAAATATGTTTATGTTACATCTGAAAAATATTTCGGAGAGATAGAGGGGACACCTTCCACCGACGAAGAAGGCCGGAAGTTATTTGAATTGTTTAGATGTCAAAAATGGATCAATGAACAATCCTTATACGCTTCATTGGGATGGGCACTTATCTCAAATTTTGGCGGTTGCTTAAACTGGAGACCTCATATTTTTATCACTGGTAAAATTGGATCTGGAAAATCTTGGTTACTTGATAATGGAATTAAACCGTTAGTTGGTGATTATGCTCACTATGGATCTGGATCAGATACAGAACCTGGAATTCGCCGATCAATAATGCAGGAACCTAGACCAGTTGTTTTAGATGAAATGAAAATCAAAACCAAGAAAGATGAATCTAACATTGCTAACATTATGAATCTAATTAGAAATTCATCGAGCGATGCATCTGCCAAAATCACTATGGCCTCCCCAAATGGAGGAACTATAAATTTTAATGTGCGATCACCTTTCTGTCTTTCATCGGATCAAATACCTTTTGAAACTGAAGACTTACAATCCAGGATTTTACTTTGTGAATTAGAAACACCTCACCAAATAAATAGAAGGCAACACGAAGAAACGAAGCGTTTAGAATCTAAAAAGTATTTAGATGTTTTAAAAAATCCAGATAAATTCAGAGTAAGAGTTTTTCAAAAATTAGAGAACATAATTAATGATATTGAATATTTACAGAACGCGCCTGATGGATTAATTTCTATAGGATCAAATGAAAACGAATTAGGTTTTTTCGATACGAATAGAAAGCGTGCAAACTGGGCACCTCTCATTGCAGTTATTTATAATATTTTATTTGATCGATCGATGACTGGAGAGGATCGAGATTTAAGTCATTCATACCAATGGTTAGTTGATAATTTTTCAAAATGGAAAGATGGTTCAAATAATATCTATGGCGATGAAGACGGGATTATCTACACGATTCTTGAAGAGACAGTTAAAATTGATATGGAAGAATATACGATAGCAGAATTGCTTTTATCACATAACCAAGAAGATATCAGAAACAAAAAGGCACTGGGAAGATTTGGTATAAAAATCAATAAAAATATGGAATTATGCATTGCGACAAATTCAGATAGAATCAAAGAAGTTTTAAGAAGAAAACATTATTCCGAAAATTATGATTCTCAATTAAAGAGAAATGAACTTTGCACGAATGGAAAAGAAAAATCAAAGAATGTTAGATTTGCAGAAATAGGAAATCGAATGTCAAGAATCTTTGATTGGAATAAATTTAAAGAAAAATATTTGGATGGTGAGGATTGATGTTTGAATCACAAACTGAGCAATTAAACAAACTACGAGTTTATGCTACGCAAATGAACGGACGTTTATTTAGAAACAATGTTGGAGAGGGATGGGTAGGTAAGGAAATTTGGAAAACCATAACAGGCGGGAAATTACTTTCGATATTGAATCCAAGGAAAATTTTGTATGGTCTGACAGTTGGATCATCTGATTTAATTGGATGGAAATCGATAGTCATCACGGAAGAAATGGTAGGCCAACAAGTTGCCGTTTTTTGGGCTATGGAAGTAAAAAAAGAATATGATTCTGTGAAAACGGACCAAGCAAGATTTTTAAATGCCGTTGCAAGTGCCGGAGGGATCGCAGAAATTGCAAGGACTAAAAATGGGAAAACTGAAATCAAAGGGATAGGATAAAAAAATGGAAGAAGAAAAATTTAAAATTTATGGTGCAAGGGATGATTTGGTCGAAATCAGAGGATCAATCGAAGAGGAAATTGGATGTTATTTTGATTCACCTCATGGTATAAAGTTTGAATGTTCAGATGGGACAAAAGGATCTATTACCTATTTAGGTGAATGGGAAATTTCTATCGAAGTCAAAGGAGAATCATTTTTAAAATTAGTGAAATCAGTTGGCGATGATAAAGATCACGTCGATGAAGATTGCAAAGAGTTAACATCGTATTCGGATGTTCTGGTATTATCTAAAATAGATTGGATTCAAATTGGAGAAAATATTTATGAGCGCAAAATATGAAATAGGCGAATCCGTCAAAGTATTTGGAACTGATTCTATTCAAAGAAATGTAAAGGTAGTGGGAATTATTTTATCAGGCGATGATTTGCAAGATTGCAAGATATACCAAGATAATTTAAAAAAACTTTCCCATAGGACTCATCATATCCAGATTTCTAAATCGAATCGATATTTAACAACCGACATAGGGAATGATGAAACCTATAGATTAGTAAATGAAAAATACATTTACGGGAGGATAAAATGAGAGAAACAGCAGGACAAAAAATAAAACAATTCAGAATAAAATCAAAAAAATCTGGAGATGATATGGCGGACTTGCTTAAAATGTCCTACCATGAATATATAATGTTAGAACATGATACAACACCAACGACAGATAGAAAGATCATTGAAAAGCTGTGCATTATTTTTAAATGCAGAGATACAGATATTTTGAAGGGATAGAGATTTTATGCATACCCTCAGAGAATATCAATTAGAACTTGTCCAAAACATTAGAGAAGGACTTTCAACCGATAAACGCATAGTTGCCGTCTCACCTACTGGATCAGGTAAAACAGTTACCTTCGCATCAATAGCAGTCGAAGCGGCAAAACGTGGACACCGTGTTCTTATAACTACGCATAGACGGGAAATACAAAGGCAAACGTTATTAAAGTTATATGAGTTAGGAGTGGTCGCTGGACAGATTGCCAGCGGAGTTCCGATGATGAAATCATACAATATCCAAGTAGGGATGATTGGAACCCTAATTCATAGAATGGATAAATTAGACAGACCTAATCTCATTATCGTAGATGAATGCCACCATGCCCAAGCAGGGACTTGGAAACGAGTTTTAGAATACTGGGGAAATGTTCCTACGATTGGATTTACGGCAACACCTGTTAGATTCGATGGTAAAGGATTAGGTTCCGATGATTTATTTTTAAAAATCGTGGAAGGTAAAACGATTCGATGGTTAGTAAAAAATGGTTACCTTTCGTATCCATTAATGTATCGTCATCCGAATGAAGTTACAATGGAATTCAAAAAGAAAGGGAATGATTTTGATACGAAAGAGCAAGAAATTGTTTTTTCGAGAGGCACTGTCTTAGGTGATGTTTTAGAACATTATAAAAAATATTTAGACGGGAAACCTACCGTTGCATTTTGTCCAACTGTAGAACATAGCCGACTAACTGCGCAAATGTTTTGCGAAGCTGGGTATAATGCGATTTCAGTTTCTGGAGATATGCCAGATAAAGAAAGAGACGCGGCTATCGCTGGACTTGCAAATGGATCTGTCCAAATCATAACTTCTTGCGATGTGATTTCCGAAGGAATGGACGTTCCTGGAATTGTCGGTTGTATTCTCCTAAGAAGAACTCTATCTTTGAGTTTGTATTTACAGCAGACAGGACGCGCGTTACGTCCCGCGCCTGGCAAAACTCACGCGATCATTCTGGACCATGCCGGAAATTATAAAATACACGGTTCCGTTTTAGCTGATAGGGAATGGAGTTTAGAAGGCGATAATCGGAAGAAAAAGAAAACGCCACCAAAAATGACGGAATGCCCTAAGTGCTATGCACTATGGGAAGGAGTGGTCAATAAGTGTCTCTCATGTAATTATGATTTTCCAGAAATCGAAATAGAAAAGGAACCTGCAAAATTTACAGTTATCAAAGGGGAATTGCAAGCAGAGTATCCAGATTTAGATGATGATATGTTGGAAATAGCTGCCAAGGTGCTATCTGGAGACGTCCAGAACGTAAATAAGACGCTTTTTGCAGAGGCCTATAAACTTGCACCATATGGTGAGGAAGGACGCGCCAAATTGGATACTGTGAGGCGTGCGCTGGGGTATAAGCCCAACTGGACAAAGTTGGCCTGGAAAATTGTTACGGAAAAGAAGTTGGAAAAATCCGATGTGCAGTAAAAAAAACATTGACATTAATTTAAAAAAGGAATTAGTTTGAAATATGGATTCAAAAGAATTTAAAAAACTAGCACCCGAGAAAGGCGTTATGCTTTATTGCGATGTAGGGAAAAAAGATCAAGATGGTAACTCGACTATTTTGGGAGCTGTATCTGAAATTTTTTTAGAAGATCTAGGAAGTTGTTTTTTGGAACTTCTTATAAAAGAACCAATCGATAATCAAATTTTATTATTTGAAATGATCTTAAATTTTTTAAAGAAAAAACAAGAGGAAGAAAATGGCTGATACAGAAGAAAGAGATAAACCAAATATCGTATTTAAAAAAAGAATACAAATGGAAGATTTCTTAAAATGCGCAGAGTATCAATTTCTTTGTATTATTGAGGGACGATCTACAAGAATTATAAAAGTATCTGAATATAAATCAACACCGTTTGATGAAATTGAAAGTGCATTTCTTAATTCTTTTATTTGGGAAATTGGAGTTAGTGAGGAATTTGAAGAGGAATATGATGGAAGAAATTAAAATTAACGACTCAAAGAAAATCGTTATCGGAAACGACGAATTTAAAAATGTAAAGTTTGTATCAATCCGTGAATGGTATTTAGATTCAAACGATGAATGGAAACCTGGCAAAGCTGGCATCACGATTAAAAAGGATCAGTGGGAAGAATTCCAAGCATTGATTATGCGATTGGAACCTGAGTTTTAGGAATGGAAAAATACACTGATTCAAAAGTTGCAACGTGCCTTAGATGTGGACTTCAAAAAATTTCAGATACTGGTCACGATCAATCTTGTTTTGGTATTTGCACAAATGAGACAAAAAAAATGCGTAGTCATGAAGAAATATCCGAAAGATTAAAATTCGTATCTACATGTAATGATAAATTCCATATCTACGAACTTCAAGCCTTAAAATGGGTATTGGGTGACGAGACTTTATGATTTCTAAATTTTCAACCGATGAAGAATTTCATTCATTTAGACAATCGCGTGTAGGTTCATCGGATATCCCAACCTTACTCGGATTAAACGCAAAGTATGACCAAACTCCATATACTTTATGGCTAGAGAAAACTGGGCGCGCGAAAGGATTTGAAGGGAACGAATTTACTGAATGGGGGAATCGACTTGAACAAATCATCCTATCCAAATTCGTAGAAAATTTTTATCAAAGAGATGACTTGGCATTCCCCGCAAAGTTTATTTCTGAAATGTATTTACTGAATGCGATTAAAGGCGAATCAATAGAAAGAAGCATTGAATATCCGTATTCACTCGAATCTAAAACAGTTGCTATTTCCAACGAATACCCGTTTGCCGTTGCTCATGCTGATTTGTGGATACCAAGCATTAATCGAATCCAGGAAGCGAAGTCAGGATCATTTTACGGAACGCTCCGAAAAGAAGATCCCGATAACGGATACTCAAGAGATAACCTAACGTCTAATGGAATTCCATTGGCTGTTTATGTTCAAACTCAATGGCAGATTCTTTGCTATGGCGCGGAAACTTGTGGTGTGAGTGCGTTACTTGATACTTCGCATTATTTAGAATACGGTCCATGGAAACAAGATATAACTTTAACAGGGAAACTTATCGAACTATCTGATAAATTCATGTGGCATGTAACAAACGATAAGCCGCCTATGCCTACGACATGGGAAGATTATTGTGGATTGTTTCCATTTGTAAATAATACCGCCGCCGTTTATCCTTTAGATTATAAATTGGCGGATACAGATTTAACCATTGGCGACATGATAGAAGAGTATTTTATTTTAGATGAAAGAAAAAAGAAATCGGAAGAAAAACTCAAAGATATCAAAAAAGCGATTGGACTCATCATGGGAGAGAACCGAACACTACAAACTCCTGAAGGTCAAGTATTAGTAACGATGACATTAACAGAAAAGGAAAGCGTGAAAGGTATTAAGGCGATCGAGAAAGAATTTCCAGGGATGGGAATTAAATTGAAAGAAGCTGGATTGATAACAGAATCAAAATATAAAGTGCCAACGGTAAGGAGTATAAAGATATGAAGTTTAAGTGTAGTGATGTTGTAAGATCAAAATATTTTATTGGGCAAAATTTCGTAATCACAAATACTTATTGTAGTTATAATTATGGCGCCTGGAATGTATCATATACAATCTGTGGATTAAAAACTGGTGTTATAGTAACAAAAACGCCAGAGGATGATTTGGAATCAATAAATTCAAAGGAAACAAAAATGGAACAAAAAACAAAATGGTATAAACCTTGGACTTGGTTTGCAAAAGAAACAAATCTAGAGAAGGAAAGAATGGATCAAATCGCAATAGATCAAGCACAAGAATTAGCTGTGAAGATGGAAGAATCTCTTACGAGCATGAGCGATAAAGTTGCTAGTGTGGATACATACACTCCACCGCGAAGCACACTAAAAAAGAAAGCCGTTAAAAAATCAGCATCTAAGAAAAAAGCTGCCAAGAAAAAACGAGGTAAAAAGTAATGAACATAAAATCATTTCGCAAAGCTCATACAATCGGAGCATTTTTTTCAGCGATGTTTTTGTATAACCAAGCGCATAACATCGCAAGCGGCGGTATATCACCAAATAATAATTCTAAGCGATTAAAGAATTATCCCGCACTACCAGGAACGCGCGAAAAAAGATCAAAAAACAAAATCGCAAAACAATCCAGAATAAGGAATCGCTAAAAATGGCAGAACAAAAAAAACCAGAAAATCAAGCAGGTGAAAAACTTCCCGATATTGTAAGACAATACCAGGATAAAATTTTTGCCGTTGCCGTTCCTTCGATCCTTAAAAATTCAGAACAATGGCTAAACCGTGCAATTTTGGAAATTTCACAAAACAAGGAATTGACTGAATTTGTAACCGGAGCAGGTAAGGGGCAATTCATAGCCAAACTTGCGAAAGCCGCTCAAGTTGGGCTTCAGTTGGGAGGGGTAAAGCCTCACGCCTATTTCATTAATATGGGGGGTCAACTTCGGATGGACATCACCAAGGAGGGACTTGCTCACGCGTGCGTGCACGGTCAAGGTGCAGTTCTCGACCGAGTTCCTGAAATTATCCGAGTTTATGCCAATGATAAATTTACGATCAATCAGGCGGCAAAAACATATACCCACGAATTTGATCCGACATCTCCGCGCGGAGATGTGAAACTTTGGTATACGGTTCTAAATTACAAAAATGGATTTATCGAAATTCCATATGTAACTTTAGAAAAAGTTAAAAAAATCCGTCTAGAATTTTCGCAGGATAAAATCAGTAAAGCATGGAAAACTTCCGAAGAGGAAATGGAAGATAAAATTGCGACCAAGCAATTACTTAAAAAACCATTTGCCGAGGCCGAAGGACTTTCGATGTTAGTTGATTCTATTTTATCCAATGGCCTAAGCGATCCAACAACTTCAAAATCAAACTATTCAAATGAGGATATTTCTAAACGTGCCTCAACCGTAGTTGATACCGCATCCAGTTCTATGGGCAAGGGAACGGAAGTAGATCCACCATCAATTAAAGATGTGACACCTACTAAACCGAAAGAAGAAAAAAAAGAAGGTGACATGTTCTAGATTATTTTTAGAATTAGTTTGAGCGTATTGCAGAAATAAAACGGAGGATACCAATATGAGAAAATAATAATCTAAACCTAACCTGAATTAAATTGTCTAGCCTGGACTTAACATCCAGGCTTTTTTTATAACTTACTTGTTAATCCAGTTTCCGCAATAGCCTTTTTTGCGTTAGATTCTAATTGTGCTAAAACATATTCCCTTGTTCCAAATCTCCTTACCGCGTCTAAAAAGAAATTAACAGGTTTCCGAATGATTTGATTTTTTGTCATGCTTCTAACAAGAGATAATCGTTTATTCCCTGCCCACCTATACCAAATACCCATTCCTCTATTTAATCCCTTAGGAACGCCAATAAAAAACTTTTTATATCCGCCTGATTCTGCATCTGTTTTTATATTACTAATCCAGAATTGTTTTAGCATGATCGTCATTATATTTCCGGCTCGAGAGAATAAAGTTGGAACTGCAATATTACTAAACCCAGATTGTGGTTTAATTGTCGCACCAACTTCCTGGGAAATCATATACCGATTGTTTATAACTGTCCTGGAAAACATTTTTGAGATGTTATCACCTTTCGCAAATCGATCCTGTTTTATTCCTTTGATAGAATATTCTCTCCGAATATGTAATCGTTTTTTAGCGTTAGATTTTGCCTGATTAGCAACGGCATCGGCTGGAGAATTTAAAGACTTAGCAACCGCGACGGGCAAATTTTTCTTATCAATTAATTTTAATGCATTGAGTAAGTTTTTGACATCCGTCTCGGCAGTTATTTTCATTTCTATTCTGGTTCTGGTTCAATCACATCTAACCTAGATTGAATTCCTTTCAATTTATTAAGTTCAATTTGCAAAGTCCACATATAGTTTATTTGACCAAATTCTTCTGAAGTTACTTCCACTTCATTTAAGACTTCATCGGTTCCTATGTTAATTATTTTGAGTGTTATCATATTGAATCCTTATGGTAAATATCTTCTTGCAAATTTATATAAATGAACAACCTGAGATGGCGAATGCGTTTCTGATCCCGTTCTAGGTGTGTCGTTAGTTCCGTCTGTTTTAGGTAAGGACGATTTTGATTGTTTAGCTGGAGAACCCGTAGACGCTCCAACGATATCTGTCGCAAGCCCTGGTAGATCTTCGGTCAATGGACCATATATGAACGTGCTTTCGTTTGTAGAAGTAGCCATACCTGATCCATGAATATGCCCTTGCATATAACCTAACATTCGCAACCCAGGTATAAAAAGACCAGCAGAATCGTTTGCAGAAATTAATGATTTACCACTAACCTGAAATTCTCTTGCCGTAGTAGTAGAACCTGCGATTCTATGAGGAAACAAAGTTATGCTTTGCGTCCCAGATGTTGGCGTTCCAGTTACTGTGACTTCGCGAGTCGTTAGATTAATATTTGTTATAGGATATTCAACATTGTTTTCTGTTAAAGTCCTCCAATTTGTATATCCGCCGTGAACTATTACATCTTTTGCCAAGGCAGCGAGAAGAGCATTTGCCGATGCATTATTTGGAAACGTGACAACAGATCCAGATATCGAACAAGACCAAGATGATACTTCGCCCGATTTTCCCTCTAAATACTTTAATTGCTTCGATCTTAAATGAGGAACTAAATCTGGATAATTTGCCGCATTCAAAACCGTTTGTATATCAATAGATGATAAGCAAATAGCTGGGAAATACGTCTTAGCAGTCGTTATGCTTGTTCCATCCCATGCAACAGGGGCTTTATATGTATCCAAAGAAATGAACTCGCCTATTTCTGATCTCATCTCTTTAGATATTTTAATAATCGATTTTAGAAGAAGTTCATTTGTTCCGGCTGATTCGGTAAAACCTGCTTCATCTTGGACACCCATCAACTCATCTTGGACATCGTTGGCCCAATCTGCTGTTATAACCGTCCCTTGAGGGTTATTTATAACGTCATAATCTTCAAATCGATTTGCTAAGTTTCCTGGTCCTGCTATTACTCTCATAGTTTAATCTCCGTTATATAATTTCTAAATATCGTCTACAGTTCTGCCAACTTCCATTAATCCAACTACACCAACACCGACTACCCCCGACTGCTGAATAAACGCTATGTCAACATAGACAGGTTGTAATCTAAGAGGAAAATATCTTGCAATGATATCTTGTAACTGAGTATATTGAATTTGAGATTCCACTCTTCCCGTAACTCTAAATAACCCAGTTGGATATGATCCATCTTGAAATTCGTTTGGTATCCAACTAGCATAATCGGATACTTGGATTTGACCAACCATTCCTAATCCAACCATGTTAGAATTAGGCGCGCTAAATTCACTTATCTCAATTTGAGGGAAGGTAATATTTACTCTTTCTTTAAGGTATGTTAAATTTTGACCACCTATTGCAGTTGCAATTTGTGAAATCCTAAGCTGTTTATTTATTAATGTATCAGTAGGATCATATTTTACATTAAAATCATCATACCATTTATCTAATGTATCAATCGCATTAATTGGCTGAGATTCATTTATTGAATTTTTTAAATATAACTTCGGCCTTTCCAGTGAATCAGATATTCCTAATAATACATTTTCAATGTCTCCAAATAAAGTAAAAACAATTCCAATAGGGAATAGAGATTTTAATAATCTAAAAATCATTATGCAAAAACAATGGAGGCAAGTTTTGCCAATTCAGAATCTTCTAGTTGGTAACTTACCTCTGGAGATCCGTCAACTTCTAATGTAACCTGCAAAGATTTTACTCCTAGCAAATTTGCTATCGTTATAATATCCGAAGTAGATATTAGATTAGGTGCATCTAGTTCTAATGGAAATAATCTTGGCCTTCTCGAATAACAGTATGATGTAACTTGTTCTCCTATTTGTTGTCTTAGCAATGATTCATTCGGAACTAAATCTGTAATTTCGACATCAACATCCACTTCCGTAAATGCTACCGCTGAAACGTTATCAGACATCGGTTTCCTAATAGGATCATTTAAATAATCTTCCACTTCGGTTAACTTTCCAGAGTTAGGAATTCTATTTAAAGGATCTGGATCGTCAGTAATCGGATAAACGTTTATATAATTAGGTGCAGTTCTAAAAGGAAACGCTTCCGCAATGCCGGATACTTCGGTTGCCCAGCCTATGTAATCAGGAACCGCGCCACCCTGGGGAGGAAGCTGCTGTCTAAATGTTACTCTTCTTCTAAAAGCTTCAATGGTTTCCTGATTAGACCCTGATTGAGTAATTGATGTTACCTCAACTTCCCTATCTACATCGTCGATAGGTGTTGAAAATTCTAATATGTCGGCAACTTCTAAATTATAGTTTGCACCTGGTAAAGTTGCCTCCAATAATAAGGTAGCCGTCCCGCTAGCTATAACAGCAGTTTCTTTTAATACATAAGTCAACCCATCGGATGTCAAAATATTTCCTGCTGTAATGTTTGCACCATCTACACCATTCACAGATGCTTCAAAAATAAATAATGTAGCAGGATTTGGTTTTAATCCATATTCTAAACCTTTCTGAAGTAATGCTTCCTCATCTGAAGTTGAAACAAAAATTTGTCTCCTAACCCATTCCCCATATTTATAAAGACCGTATATAACTCCAGAAATTGCAATGGCTATGATTTCCCATACAGACACAGGGAGTAAAGGTGCTTCTCTGTTTGTTCTATTTTCTATATCGGAAATAACTTGATCTTTTATTTCTTGTAATGTGGGAATTGTTGCCATGACCTTATCCTATTTGCCCTGCAAAACCAAATTCGATTGATTGCGATTTCCAATTCATCCCGAAAGTAAATTCTAAAATGTTTCCATCAGGTTGAGTGATTTGAATACCTATTAAAATATATGTTGCGTTTTGAATTACTACATCAACTTCTAAATCCGAAGCAATGTTTTCACTTAATAAATAATCTAATGCTTGTTTGGTATAGCGTTCGGCTTTGTTACGAGTAGAACTTGTAATCGTATCATTGAATAATTCATGCAATTTTGAAACGATTCTATGAGAAGGTAGTGATAGTTGGTTTCCCCAAAACGGGCCGGAAAATAATGCAATATAGGCAGAATTAAAAATAGCATTAGTTGTCTTAAAATCACCTTTCGACGTGAAAGAAATTTGTCCGCCGTTAGGCGTAGGTGTGAAGAGTAAATCTGCCATTCATTGAAACCTTGAATTAAAATAAAACCCCGTAAACAAGATTTTTTTAGGTTACCGTTCCCGTTCCTGTCGTAGTTCCATTTATGGTATCTGGAGTATTTACCTCTATTCCTGAAGGAACGACGGCATTACCTGTTATCTCTGTTATGATCGTATCTGAAATAATATCGGCAAGCGCATCGGCATAATCCGAATCTGAAATTGGTGCAACTTTCATCGATGCATAAAGAGTTATTAACTTTGCTTTTATATCTGTTTTTAGTCGTGGTTTCGATAGTGCCATATTATATTCCTAAAAAAGTAAATTCCCGAATCTAGTTTTTATGGCATTTAAATTTGTCACGCTAGAAGGATTAACTGTATGATTCGCAGGAGTTCCAAATGTTTTCAATGCAACAATTTCAGCTATCAAATCATAAATCAACCCCTTCAAAGATTCATCAGAATTAAACAACTTAACTTTTCCATTTGTATCTAATAATATTTCAGCTTTTTTTGTCGTGCCCGTTGCATCGGTTGAGTAAATTTTTGTTTGCCCAGCCGTAACGGACACCGATAATTTATAGTTATTCGATGCGACTATTACAGAATACCCCCCTTCAATTTCTTGAATCACACACTGAGATCCAGGAGTGACGCCACCTACAAATCCAGGTAATTGGTAAAACTCAGTTTCCCTAGCAAACTTACCCGACTCGATAGTTTTCACGTTCATGGATTGACCAGGTGCTTGACCGCGTTTTTCAAAAATAAATTTTGCGACTTTACCGATTATGGACATTAAGCAACTGCCTTTTTAAATCGATTAATTAAACCATTGATTGCAGAACTTTCAGAAAGTTTCCAAGGTTCATCTTTAATTGTAGATCCATCAAATGCATTAGGCAAGGCCAACCCTATTACACACTGCTCTCCATTAGTTTCATCTAACGTTAAATTTACGGATTTTATAACAAATTTTGAAGGTTTATAAATCATTGCGTTAGGTGCATACAGTTGGATCATCCCCCCTGGCTGCCATAAATTTCCTTTATAGAACCAAGAGGAAAGAACCACTTCCAATGTCATAGAATCAATTTGATCTTGATTTCTTGCACGTTCGCCATACGCTAACAAATCAGTATTTTCTTTTGACGCTTGAATTAATTTTCTTCTGAATTTTGTCTTAGAATCTAAAACGGTTGCCGATCGAGATCCTCCATTGCCTGAACCGATAATCAAATATTCGGAAAATCTTTTTGATTTATCGTAGCTTGCACGCACCGACAAAACAGGATCTGTATTTGATTCTAGTTCCGCTTGAACCGGATCGGATGAAGATATTTTTTTAAAAGTGCAATTTCCAGCGATAGCAGGTAAACACCAATAGCCTCTCGACGCCGCTTCTTTTGCAACTGCTTGAAATAATTTTTCTCCCTTGTCTACTTTTATGACTGGTATTGGATCACCCGGAGGATCAAAAATCGCACTATCCGTCGATGACTCTCTAATTAATTTATTTGCAAATTGTTGTAATGTTAGTTTACGAAAATACAAATCACCAATGGCATCACTATCAACATAAATTGACAACTTAGATCTTGCCTGAACGTTTACCTCTATTCCTTGATCCGATTCAACTGGCGTTATAATATCAATCGGACCATTCAAAAAGGTAGTTCCAAGATAAGTGATATCTATTATTTCTTCCGTATATGGTTCTAATGCTTCTCTTGCTTCGCTATCATCTGGATTGAATGTTGTATTGAAACTAACGGCAGCACAAGCAGAATCCATTTCATATTTTAAAGATAATCCTTTGTAATTTTTAATCTGATATTTACCAATTTTTATTTCAATCGCATCACGCAAGTTACTAAGGCCAATTAAACCTTCCATATTATAACGTTGTGTTTTTATGAAGTCGCCAACTGGATTCAACATTATGGAATATACCTTACCGTTTTTCCTTCTGGCATGATCAAAATTTCATCGCCAATCAATCTATTATAATCAATGAATGAATTTACTTTGTCAATATCTCCTAAAACTTCATAACAAAATTTTATAGGCGATACATCTTTTTCTAATACAACACTTCTTTCCGTAGGTAAATTAAGAGATCTCTGTATTAATAATCTCTGGCATATATTTATAAATTTTTGAATTTGATAATAAATTTCATAGTTAACGTTGCCACCTAGAAATGTAACTCTATCATAAATTTCTTTTATTTTTAAATTGGATTGATACAATGTTTCAGCGACTGAAATTGCTTCCGTTCGTGTATTTAAATTACCTTCTAATGTAGACTGAATTAATGAAGACATGATTGCAGTTGATACACAACCTTGAATGCTTGCTTCATATGGAGTGATAATCAAATTAGGAGTATTGATTTGTTGCCCAGTAAAGATGAGCATATCGGAATATCCATTAATCTTTGATTCAATAGATGAAATGACTTTCGCAGGTAAAGAAAAAAGAGAATTTAACTCTTGAACTAAATTCGCAGGTTCAGAAACCAAATCGTCAATGTTCCTTTCGATTTCTTTTTGCTTGTTATTAATTTCATCGGCTAACTCTTGGGTTCTAACTCCGAAATTTTTTTCCTGTTTAGAAAATTGACTTAATATGGATTTGGTTTTTGATTGGATTCTATTAGATTCCGAAAGAGTAGTTCCTATCTGCCTATTTACCGCACGTCCAAAACGCCTAATCGATGTTTCAAACGATAAAGCAAAATCAATCGCATCAATTACAAGTTGAACAATCCCAGCGATATCATTTAGTATTTGATAAAATGCATTTGCCTCTGGATAATATCGAATAAACTCTATTACAAATATTGCCCTACCCATTCCATCGACAAACTCTTCGGTCTGAGAATAGGTAATTGGAATAACGTCATAAGAACCCCATCTAGGATGGTCGAGAGTCCCTACTCCATTTTCTTCTAACGCTTTAAAAAACCTGTCCGCTTCCCGATCGTATTCCCTGCCAGTGATATAACAGGTTAAAGGGAAACGGTTCGCAATATTTCCTAGTTCCTGTTCGTTAGTTTCATCTTGATTTGGAAATTCATTTATACCAATCTTCTTCCCACCAGATCGAACTACCGTATCAAAATCGAGAGTAAATACTTTCCTCTTAGGAGATTGGTATTGTAGTTTTTCTAAACGATCTAAATAAGGCATTATCTTGACGCACCTACACCAGTATTTACATTTATGTTAGGCGCAGAACCTTTTTTGTTTACCGAAGTTCCTAATGGAAGGTTATTAAAATTAACATCTAATTGTTGTTTGTTAGTTGTATTTATGTTAGATTGAATAACGCCTTGGTTACTGGATTGCAATGGATTATAATTACCGCTAATATTTTCTCCTGTTAATCCTGGCATATCCATCCCATTTATTTTCATATCAATAGGTTCGCCTGAAATTTTTGATTTAACATATTGATAAGCTTTATAAATACCATAGATACCAGCTACTATTGCAGCGATCGGAATTAGAATTGGTGACAATGCCAAGAGTGCAACCGCTGCTAGCCCTTTCAAAGCGTATTGAAGCAATTCGGAACCGTTATAAAGTTCCATCATATAAGACCATAAATCCTTAGCTTTTTGGACAAGATAATCCCAGTTCTTATACACCAGATATCCTATGGCAACTAACGCAGCTAACCCGATAATAATAAGTCCGATTGGATTAGCTGCCATTGCCGCATTTAGTTTCCATTGAGCAAGTTCCAAGATTGTCATTTGACTAGCCGTTGCAGTTTCAGCCGCTGCCAATGCCATCATGACTCCTTTATTTACACCCACGATGAAATTTAGTGCATTGAATGTTGCAATACCTATAACTAAAGCCGGAATCAATCCGTTATCCCATAAATCGACGGCAGTAGAAACAATGGCATTAAAAACAGTAAAGAAAGTATCTATACGACTCGCAATTATATCTTTGTTTGCTGTTACCCATTCAGTAGTCTTCTTTATAAGTTCCGTGAGTTTTGGAAGTAATGGAAGTAACGCGACATATAAAACTCCTGCGGTAGCTTGTTTCAAATCGTCTTGAGCATCACCAAAAGCCTCGGAAGCCTTAGCAGCATCGGCAGAAATTAAACCATATTTTCTTTTCGCTTCTCTCAACTGATCAATCGTTTCCCTTCCACCTTTAGAAAACTTTATCATATCTTGAGCAGCACCACCGAAGGCAGCCGTAGCCAATGCAGCGCGCGTAGACTCATTTGTTTCTTTTGAAATTGCATCCGTCAAAAGTGTGAAAGCCTCTTCGGAATTCTTTGCACCTTTGACCTGTTTTAATAATTCTGGATTTGATTTTTGCAAATATTTTCCAAGTTTACCTTGTCCTACTTGCAACTTCCCTAAGTTAGTTGACATAGTTTGATATGCTGAATTTAACTGTTCTACGTTCGAACCTTGTTGACCCGCAACATATTCTAATTCTTGCAATGACTCAACTGATAATCCTAATGTAGCCGATGTTTTTGCTACCCTATCTCCAATGGCTGCAAACTCATTTATCTTGTTTGCAATGGTTGACGTTGCCATAACGGTAAAGAATCCAGTTGCAACATTCTTTAAATTCAGAAATGATGAACCGAGTTCCTTATCCATTTTAGAACTTAAAGCCGTAACTTGGCTACCGATCTTTTTGAATTTCTTTTGATCGGAATCATCAATTTTAAAAACTAATCCAAAAACATTAGGTCTTGCCATTAGTTAACCCCGCGAAAGATTCTCGATCGTGTTTATTTAGTTCGGTTGCTCCGCTATAAAAAAATATAAGTTGTTTTTTCTTTAATTTCATAACGTCACCTAACGACTTAAACCGATCAACCGTAGTTAGAATCATTGCACGTAGCAAAGATTCTTCTATGACAAAAAATCAGTGATACTCACCAACACCCCAAAATCTCTTTTTTTAATTTCGTTTATATCGCCCGGTTTACAATTACAAATTTTATTCAAAAATAAAATGCAACGATCAATAGACATTTTTTTAAGGTTTACTTTTGTATCACCTTTTTTGTCTAAATTAACGTTATCACCTTTCGAAATTTCCTGTAATTCACCTGCACTTGGTTCAGGGAATACTATTTGTTTTAGAGTTCCTACTGGTTTTTCAAGCGTATAATTTAAAGTAGATGTTTCCTTATCAAATGAAAGATTTCCTCTTTGAATAGAATCCTTGAATATGATTTTTTGCTCTTCGGTCAATGATCCAAATTCTTCTTCGATTAGATCAATCTCATTATTTGCAGTTTCAGCATCCACTTTGAATTTAGATTTTTCTTTTAAATTTTCTTTCTGGTCTTTGAAAAGTTTAGCTTCTTCCATTTGTTCCTCTTTATTTTCAAAAACCATTTAGAAATAAAATGTCAATTCTTTTATTAGAATTTATGTTTGTTCGAATTTTTCACCTTTCATCGCGATTTCCATTGTTCCATCGCCTGAATTTGGATTCAATTCACCTTCACCCGCAAGCGAACCATCGTAGACTACACCGTCAGATTTTGTTATTTGAACAGGGACAGTTTCGCCACTAGTCCAAATCTCTTGAAGAAATTCTACATCCAAACGGCTTGAATCAATGGAAATAGGAAGACCATCAAACCCGCCTAACTTTCTTCTAAGATTAGTATGTAATTTACCATTCCCCGTAGGGAGGTTAGTTGGAACATTACCAGATAAATAGTAATTCATTGTTCCTTCATTAGCCGGATCAAAAGATCTACCTTTGATTAAAATTTGTTGAATATCACCGCCGCGAATATTTCCCATATTGACTCCTTAAGTAATGCGGGTTATACTCCCGCACCTATTCCCCAGTTATATTTTCCTGCTATGATTTTCAATCCTGCTGCAAGATCGTCTTGGATAGAAAGATCTATTCTCCCACCATTGCCTGAATTAATTTCAGATACGATTGAAGATACAACGGCATCTCTATTTTTTGTTAGGCCACGAGGGACCCATAAATCATCCACAAGTTTCTTTAGAGTGCCCGCGCAAAACTTCGGACGGATTGCATATTCTAAATCTACTGTGGAATTATCATCAACCACAACACCGTTTATAAATGGTTCAGTGCTGAAAACTTGATCCATGGAATAGATTTTTGTTTGCAAGTTTGAAATAATTTCCGTAAATCTTAGATCAGTTGTTTCCGCACCTAAGTCCGTAGTTTTTCGAGTCGTTACTAAGTCTTCGATTACAAATTGACGATCTGGAGAAATAGAAAGAGTGGTGCATCCAGCTTTAACAAGCGCATCTTTCGATTCATAAGACCAATTTACAAGAGAGTTTTTAACTCTTACTCCTGGGATAGCTTTTCCTCGGATCGGTCTGCCTGGATTAGCTTGCCACCATAGAGCAGCGAAACCACATACATAAGCTGACATTAAATATGAAGTTGTATTGGATTCAAACGTTGGAACAAATGTAATCGCTTCGGAGTTTTTCACCGTTCCTGTTGCAAGATATGTATCGTATGATTCATTATTTGGAACGAATCCTATAAATGGTTTTTTGACTGAAGGTGCAATTCTTGCGGTATAAAAATCTCTAAGTGCATTTAAGTTGGTTGAATCAACGTAAGGCGAATGAATGTCTGTATAGAAAACATTGCCAAGTCCAGTTAAAGCGGTTGAAATATCTGGATTATTTGCACCCGCCGTTAGTTGGACAATAGCAACCGATAAGCCCGCTGGTATTGATTCATTTTCTGTATCAATATTCAATTCAATATCAATCGAGTTCCCAACTACCCCAGCATTTTTAGCAGTTAAATCTAAATCTGGTGTGTTGAAATCGGATGTTAAAGGCAGGTCAAGCGATGCATTAATGATTGTTTCAAGTGCTGCTGTAAGTGCCGCGCCAGTATCGTCGATTGCTACCGTTTGAGTTATTCTCGTTCCACTGATATAAAATACTAATGTTCCCGCTGCCGTTGCCGTGCCCGTGATCGTAATAGAACCTTCCGCTTCCGCGCCTGATCCATGGTCAGCTACTGGTAATGCATAAATTGGAATTGCAGAATTACTACCCGCGCGCGCTCGTTTGATTTGAAGAGCAAGGAGAGATCCTCGACCGTAAAGAGTATCCTCTTGACCTTCGCTAGAAATTCTTTGTGCTACGTTTGGCGTAGGCGTTTTATCGCTGTTATACTGTCCAATAATTACGATCGATCTAGGAGTAATGAGATTCCCCACTCCTAAACGAACGTTTTTTGTTTCCACAAAATTACCACTTGCGGCGGCGTTAGATGGGACTAAATCAAATGTTACCATTTTAAACTCCTAAAATTCATTAAAAATAATTTTGTTTTATTCGGGAACATAATAAACATATTCCGTTGTAAAATATTTTGCATCAACTGAAATGATTTCTAAAAGTTGATTGATAGGATCATTATCGTCGGCATTTGCTTTTTCTTGCATTCCCGGTGGTCTATACGGTAAGTCCATGGAAAAACTTAAAGTTGCACCAATTAAACTTTCTTCGCTTTTATCTTCATTCGCAGGAAATAAATTTACAGTAGGCCATGATTTACTTCCTAGTTCTGAAATCTTTTTCCCAAAATGAGAATTATCTAAACGGTATAACCCATTTTTTACTTGTTGAATCAAATATTTCAAACGACGAATTGCAACTTGCTCAGATAGTTCATCCTGGTCACCCTTTGCCCTAACTATCATGTCAATGTTATACGTGCAGGTTTCCGTGGCCTGTTTATTTACGGCACCATTTTTATATTTTGAATCATTGAAATAAACAGAAACCAACGGAATAAAAGTCGGAGTTGTCGAATCTTGTTCGTTAGATACTCGTTCTCTTAATTCAGGCAAATGAATCATATCTTGAGTGATCTCAAAATTTACCTTCTCATCTATAGCAATTTGGGCATCTCTATATTCTTTCAAAGATTGAACAATATACTCCTGATAAACGTCGAATAATCCTCTTGGATCAACTGGCATTATACAATACCTCGACGTTTCTGGATTGTTCCGGCGTTCATATTGGAGACTGATTCAATGTCAAAAGTTAAAAAGCCCAAAACATGATCGTTCTGAATATTTTTACATACCCCTTCAATCAAATTCGAATTTATATCGTTGGTTTTAACTGGCATATTTTCGGAAATTGCAAAAGGTAAAGTAGAAATTCTTACAGAAATAGCCGTTCTATTTACTACGGATCTGAGATTGTTTTGAGGGTTTTTTATGGTTCCTACGCGGTTTAATTTACCGCGCAAAGGATCGCCATTTATGTCGGTAGAAGTCCATACGCCTGATCCAATCGACTGAATAGAAAAAGGCACGCCGAAATCATCACCTGAAAGTGTAATTGCAAGATCTGATTCGGCTAGTTCTCTTACTGACATATGTTAGATGGTTATTGGACTTCGTCTTTAACGATTCCCTTATTTTCTTTAGAACCTTTATATTTTTTTTCAATTAGATTCGGTTGTCCTTCTTCCGTAACTACAGGAGCAATCGCGGCCTCTTGGATAATACCTTTCGTTAGGAATTTTTCAAAAGTTCCTTCTTTTTTCCATTTTTCAATAACGGCAGATGGAATTTCTTCCCCTGCACTTAAAGATTTATAAGGCTTCCCGCCTAAACCGATGGATGTTTTTTTCGATACATAATAAGCCATTTTTTTATCCTTTTGTAATAGGGCTATTTCTAGCCCTATCTATTTTTTGTTATGTGAGCATGTCCGAAATAGTTCCGGCAGCATCGATTTCAACTGGCATAGTAAGAGGTGCAGATTGAACACCAGCATAATATAATCCACGTTCTACGAGAGCAAACGGAGTAATTTGACCTTGAATCAATTCAGGGAATTGAGGCATTCCAAGTTCAGCATATTGCATTTCATAGAATGGGAGAACTTCCGTAGCCGCATATGCCATAACTCGACGTGCTTCCGCATTGAAGATGACGACTTTTTCGGTTCCAAGGTAATCAACCGCAGTTCCACTTGAATCTTCGTAGAAATCATCGTATGTATATAGATCCAAACGATATCCTGTAAAGTTAAATGTTCCTTGGTATGTGAAACCTTCCATTGGTGGACCTTGGTTAAGCATACCAGGTGCAATGAACGGAGGCGCGTTATTATATTTTGCAATAATATTTGCCATGAAAGCATCATATGCATCTTTCGAAAACACTGCTCTGTTAGGTTTTTTCTTGGATGCCTTATGGATTCTATCGCACATAGTCCCGATATCAGCTTCCGAATCTCCACCATTCGCATCCCATTTTGTCGATGGAACTAAATCGAGAGTTGCTTTTTTCTGATAATCAACGGACACGCCATTATTCAATGTGATGATTCCGGTTGTCATTGCTTGGACAGCTTGCTTTTCAATGGCATTTCTAATTTTCTGAACATTAAACGATTGGGCTTTCGCTGACAAATATGCCAATCCTTCCATTCTCGAAATAGGTTCATATTTCGTTTTACCAGGAAGTTTTTTATTGAGCATATCGGCTGTGATAGGCGACTTTTCAGAATAAAGTGGAGGAGTGAATTCTTTATTAGAATAAATTTCCACGAAATTTACATGAGAATCACCGGACCCGCGCGCGACATCGGATGCAATCAATCGAATAGATCTTGTAATTTCCAATTCAATTTTAGTTGAGTCGCTCACTGAGTTTGGTTCTACTCGGAACAAGCTGGAGAATGCCCCAGCTACCTTATTTTCTTCCATGAATCCATCAAAGAATTCAAGCATTGCCGTTTTAAAAATCATGATTTTATGACCTTCCTTTTATTTTACAGCTAACAACTATTCGTTGTCGTATTGACCAGCGGTAGAACCAGTGATCAGTTCAAATCCTTTCGCTTCGAGAAGGCTTTTAAAAGTTCCACCTCGGACACCAGGGACTACGGTTGCAACGGTTTCAGATCCAGTGAAAACTAGACCTGCACTTCTAACGTATGCAGATTTTACGAAATTGCAATTTGAAACATCACCCGCGGTTGCATCAATTTCTTGAGTCGCAACGTAAACAGGATATTGAGAACCATCAACGGCAGTCGAATCGCATCTTTTAAGTTTGCTTCCAGATGCCGCCGCGATAGTGAAATCAAAATACGCACCAATTCCGAAATCAGTTGAACCATCGGTAAGAGCAAATTTGATTTGATTTGCAAAAGTATAAGAACCACCCGTAGCAGTGATAGAAAAAGTTCCTACCAATACACCATCAGGATCTCGGACTTCCCAAGTGGAATGATGAGCAGCAGCACCCGCCGAAATACATTTAATTCGGTAAACGCCAACTTTCGCACCTGCTAACACTGGAGTCGATGCATCTTTTACACACGTCCCATCACCAGTTCCTGAAATTGCAGAAACCGTTACCGAAGCAGTAGTAGTTTGCATCGATATGATTCCCATTACCGAGCCAACTGGGATAGCCGCACTTGCATCCTGTGCAACCGTCAATCCTCGTTCGCTTAATGGATGATCGAGAATCAAAGGTTGGTTATCTTGTCTTGAAATTACTGGATTAGTCATAGTAATTACTCCTTAAATTCGGAAAGCACCATTTGCTTTCATTTCTTCACGACGTTTTTTTGCATCGTATTTGCTCGCGTCAGCTTTTTCGGCTTCTTCGGCAGCGAGTTTAGCGGCATCGGCAACTGGATCAGTAGTTGATGTTGATACGGCACCTGGATTTGCATTTTTAGAAAATGCTCCATTTCGTAAAGCAACGTCAAGGGAAGGACGAACATCATCGACTCTTTTCCCTTCTGCTACGTATTGATTACATAGTGCTACAAGTTTTTCGTTTTCAGGATCTGCCGTAATATAAGCGTTAAACGCCGCTACCCTATCAGATTCTGATTTAACTCCGGTCTCTTCCCCAAGTTTAAAGACTTGAGCGAAAACATCCGGATGATCAGCTTTTAATGTTTGAAAATCCATTCTTTTTTTCTCCTTTAGATTTTGTCCCGCGCTTGGGGAATTTTCCTTTGTTGTTTTAGTTGCCGTGGCAACTTTATTATCCAATTCGATTGGATCGGTAGACGCATTTTCTAAACTCGTTGGTCTAGGATATTGCATTTTAATTTTTGCAGTTTCGAGTCGATCAATGAGACCAACGGAGACGGCTTTTTTCGCAAGCAAAACTCCACCTTGACCAAAATCAGATTTTACGGTATCAGTAGAAACCTTTCTACCTTCCGCGATTCTTTGAATAAATAACGCTTCCATTTGATCCAAATTTTCAATGATCATTGAAAGACCTGCTTCCGTATTTGGATCAGGTGCTTTTTTAGGAGCGTTCGAAGATGTAATATTTTTTTCGTTCGGATCGATCGACATCGAAACCATTACTCCGATAGATCCAATCATTGAACCTTCGCTAGTTGCTACGATTTCATCTGTTTGACTTGCTAGATATAAAGCCGCTGAACAGCACATAGAATTTATGACTGCCATAGTTGGCTTTTTACTCATTGAAATTGCAACGGCTGTATTATCTAATCCAGATACGTTCCCGCCTGGACTATCAAAAATAAATTTCAAATCTTTAACGGTTGGATCTGAATTCGCTTGATCAACTGCTTTTTGAATTGCCGGATATGTAAGAGATCCGGAAAAACCAAAAAGCATATCGAGAAAAGATGCACTGTTTCGCAATACTCCAGAGATAGGAATAATCGCAGAACCATTTTCGACTGTATAAAATTTCTTATTTGGATCGGTTAAAGAATTGTCGATTGTCATTTTTGCAATCACATCACCCGCAAAAAGTGATAAATCTTTTCGGAGCGCATGACCAATCGTAGATGAGTATAAATCAAAAAAAGATTTTTCGAGTAACCAAAAATTCACGTTTTAACCTTCATTTTTTTACAAGTCCCCGTAAACAATATTTTTTTAATCTTCGGTATTTGTTTCGTCATTTACTTCTTTATTGTCGCTGTTAGACGGACTTCCACCCATCCCATTTGGATTTTTTGGATCAATCGGATTCCCGCGGGATGAGTCTTGAATCAAGTGTTTGTTTGCTTCATACAATAACTCATTTTCATCTTCGAGTTTTTTGACGTTATCTAAAAATTCAGATCCGTTGATTTGTTGTGATTCTCTATCGCGTGTTGAGAATCCTTCTTTTATTCTAGCGGCGGCGGCCTGAACTGTTTTAGTTGGATCGATATCTAATTTCGGAATTCCAATCCAGTCGGCTTTCGTCCATGCGTTCCTGATGTATGGCGACGTATTGAATCCGTTCAAAGTAAGATTCCCAGACCGGACCATCTCTTGCACCCATTGCGTAAAAATAGGATTATTGAGAGACGTATTTTCTTCTTCTCGTTCAATATCGACTTTATTCCAGGTTAAAAGTAATTCGCCTCTATGCGCTGAATAATTCGAATTAAATTTGATCGACATTACCGATTCTGCATACCCTTCCGAAGCTGACATTGTAGACATCATGGTCTGATAGAACATCCCAAAATTTACATTCGGTCTCTGGGTATTATAAGAATTTAATTTTTCGCCTGCTTTCAAAGTTTGGACTATTATTCCAGACGTTTCCGATTGCGCACGCGCCGGTGGGTTTTCCGTTTGGCTTTCTTTGACTTGCGTTTTTTTGACAAGTCCGCTAAGGGCTTTCGATGCGTTTGCTTCGGCACTTGGTTCAATCCATACCGCGATCAATGCATTGACGAGCGCGGCCTGTAATTCTGCGAGTTTATACCCGGTTATTTTAGAAAGTTCATGGAGATAACTAGCGATTGAAGAAATCCCTCGGATTTGTCCGATCTCTTCAATATTTGCACCATGCAACATGAAAATACGATTTGACTTTTTATCATATTTTTCAATTCGGACATAAGTGCCCGCGATATCATCATGGACATAGTAGGCAACTGCTTTGCCGAAGAGATCCATTTCGATTCCATCTACACAAATATTATTTCTTGCTTTGATTTTATCGATATCTTCTAATTTTGTAGGATTTTTTATTTGTTCCGGTCTGACTGGCTGCAAGGCAATAGGGGACATCCTATCAACTTCAGTATCCTTATACCGAACGATGGAAAAATACTCACCTTCTACTTTTCGAAGTTTTCTCAAATGCCTCTGAATTTGGTAATAACTCATCCTACCAGTAATATCAGATTCGGTAGATTCCGCAAAAAGTCGCCATTTTTGTTCAACTTCTTTAACTAATTTCTTTTGATCCTCTTCTTTTCGGTTCGGATCGCATATTTCCCAGACCGGCGTCCATTCGACTTTTAATCCAGTAGATACGGTCAATTCAACCGATCTACCGACTAAGGCACGCGTTTCCGTGGATTCTAACCATGATTTGCGGGATTGCGCGCGGAGTTCTCTTCCATTTTTATGAACGACTTGATACCTAGACATCGCAGAACCAAGCGCATCGGCTGATTTTGCTCCGTTAAATCCCATATTTCCCATGACGGTTTCAAAAGCTGCCATAGCCGTTAGGAATTGATCGGGATATATTATTGATTCGGTCTTAGGTTTGAATCTATCTTTAACATTTTGGTATGTATTGGAGAAATAATCTACGATTCTCATCTATCGTATCCCGCCAATATCGCGAGGAAAATCTACGGAAATGAGACCATTCCCTCTTACATCTTCAAGAAGTGACTCTAAATTATTGAGATGGTTCATTAAATCCTTAAGACTCCGGTTTGAAACCGACTGATTCCCCATTCCATCGGAAACTTGGTAACTATTAATTCCCCGACGCTTTACCATTTCAAGTTTGGTTTCTGCAATTTCGGCAAGTAGTTCTGATTCAGTCCAGGAAGGCATTGATTTTGAAGTTGCTTGGAATCTAAAACCCCGTAAAGAAAAATTTTTTGATAAATAAAGCTAAAAAAACATTGACAAATAATTCCCCCGTATTAAATTAATGACAGGTTAGGAATTAAAAAACATGAAAACTTTTGAAATCGGCAAAATTTACGGAACAAGATCGCTTTGTGACTATAATTGTATTTTTACTTTTGAAGTAGTCTCGAGAACAGAAAAAACAGTAAAACTTAGAGCAAAGGGAGAAAAAGAAATTTTCTCAAAACGAATTAAACGAACTGAAGATGGTCTTGAATGGGTTTACCCAAATGGTCAATATTCCATGGCACCTAGCTTGTCAGCCAATGAATTACTGGAGGCGGTAGCTTAGGCTGCCACTACAAATTTTCATCGCACCAATCCCAAAAAAAATCCCAATCGATTGATTCAAGCCCTGCATCTTTGCACACTTCAAAGGCAAAAATATAAAGTGCTGCCCATGCATAGACCGTTGTATCTAGTTCCTCGTTCCTTCTTCCCGATGAAATCTTTTTCCAAACATATTTTGTAAATCCATTCCGGTCCGTTTCTTTTTGACGATATTCCGAGGCGAGGCCACGGTAAAAACTTTCTGGATAGTTATCTGGGAAATACATGTAGCCGTGAGGGACTTTCCCATCTTCCTGAATGGTTTTTATCAAATTATTATAGATTTCCCCTTTCAGGTAATCTGTATTTACATCTACCCTTTCGATTGGGTAATTTTTTACAGCGAACTTTTGAAATATTGATTTCTTGTCTGAAATTCTAGAGCTCCCCATAACCGGGTAAATTCCGGACTGATATCGCGAACAAAATTCATAAACCGTATCTGTATGATAACCCGCATCTACACAGAAACTTTGAATAGGTTTCCCATTGATCGTCATGGATAGGACATCTTCTAATTGTCGCCATGCCTTCGAACTGATATCTGATGTGTCACCTGGAATCGGTTCATAAGTAATGGATGCGGAAATCTTCCCTACCATTCTCCCATTTTGTTCAATCCTTCCAAATCCGATAATGTGCGCTTCGATTCTATCCCCTTGGACGTCGGCACCTCCCACATAAATGGACGGGGTAAAATTAGGAGGGATTTCCCCAATCACATACCCCGATTTTCTGATCATTATTTTTTCGTAACTAGGAGCATTCACTCGATTTTCGAATGGAAGTCCGAGAACGGTGTTATAAAAGACCTGCAAAAGTTCAGAATTACCTTGAGCAGATAGCCATTCCGAAGCAATCGACTCCCAGGATTGGAATCCGATTGGCGCATAGAGTGAATTCAAATGGAATGACCTGCGATTTGGTTGCATTGGTTCTGCAGTTGGTATCCACTTTGCACCATTTTTTTCTGCAAAAAGCCATGACTTGTCATCGTTTTTATGCGCCGTGTCGCAATGTGGGCAATGAACTCGAACCGACGACTGTATTAATTTGCCGTTATCTTCCCGATCATATCGAAGTCCGCCTTTCCCATTATCATCTGGAAAGAAATTCAGAACAAATAATTTTTTACAGCCTTTGCACGGGACGTTATAATATTCCTGGGATCCTAAAAGAAATCGTTTATAGATTCGGCTGGAATCTTTCATCAACGGAGTGGACCCAGAAACAATCTTTCGAACCCCTTCAAAAGAGTTTGTCCTCTTTTCAGCAGATGACATCCATGATCCTTCGTTTTTTAATTCGGTTTTTGCCGCGTCAATCTCATCCATCAAAAGAAACTGAATGGAATCGTTTCTGAGTTTTGCGCCTGAATTAGGTCCGATACCGATTAGGAACCCGCCCGGGAATTCTTTTCGAGATTTGGTATCGCCTGATTTTTTATTATGTTTCTTTTGAACCTGTGAAAAAATTTTGTGCGCAATCCCTGCCTCTTGAATCATCCGATCAATTCGGAGTTCCATGTTTTTTTCGGCGGTTGCCTGGTCGCCCGAGACGAATAATGTCGGACCTGGATTCTCATCAATGATCCATCCTATTGCATTTTCCAAAAATCCAACCGTGTAAGTGATCTGAGCTCCTTTCATGAAGTCGATAATCTCCGTAGGATTGTGAGGATGTAGACAATCCAATGGGACTCTCATGTAAGGATTGACGGTCCATGAATATGCGCCTGGGAGCCGGTTCAATCCTTCTGGTAAAACCCGTTTTCTTTCTGCCCATTCTGATGGGAGAGCAGTTACGATTTTATCGGGAATTAGATTTTCAATCTTTGATTGCATCCAAGATGCCATTTCTTTTTTGTCGGAAGCTGTTAAAATTACAGAGGTGTCGTTTTCTGGAAGATTCTCGAGAGCGATAAGATCGGATTCAGTTGTGGTCATAAATTAATTTCGCAAAGTTCAAAAAGAATTTTTGCTATTCCTGGGACGATTGAGTTTCCACAGGCTCCAATGCGGTCCAGTTGATTGGGTATCCCATCAACCACTCGCACAAATTCGGGTTCAAATGTCCTTTGCCATTGTAAGTGTCCGTTATTGGCTTGAACCATTTGAGGGAGGCTCCAATTTTCGCACCTGACTTTCTCGTGAGTCCTTGACTCTTGCGTTCGGCCGTCGCTTTGTCGATTCCATATTTCCCGTCCGATTTTATTGGAGTTGGGAAGTTCATTTTGTAAATCAAATGCGGCAGACTCACCCCGTGCATTCCCCCCTCCTCCAAATTGTTGTCCAATCTCGGATTGCTTACGTTGTTTTTGTCCCACTTCGTCGGTGTTGGAAAGTTCATTTTCGCCACCCATTCTTCCAAGTTTGATTTGTCCCTGTTCGCTAGATTCGGAGTCACACATTGAACTTTGTTGTTGCGAGGGGTAGGCAATGATCCAAATTCGCTTTCTGAGATGGGAAGCTCCAATGTCTCGAGCCGATATAACCGTCCATTCCGCATCATACCCGATGTCGGCAAGCGATCCAAGGACTCTATCAAGTCCTCGAAAAGTGAGCGCTGGGACGTTTTCCATGATTGCGTATCGTGGTCGTAACTCACCAATAATTCTTTGCATCTCAAACCAAAGACCGGACCTAGATCCGGAAAGTCCCGCTCCTTTTCCTGCAATGGAAATATCTTGGCAGGGGAATCCTCCTGTGATAATCCAATCGCTCCCATATTCTTTTTTAAGTCCGTGTCCATTTATATTCCTTATGTCCCCTAGTTGAATTGAATTTGGAAAATGTTTCGAATAAACTTTATTTGGGAATTCTTCAATGTCTGAATGAAATTCATTTTTGAATTCTAATCCGGCCATTTCTGCACCGAGTCTAAACCCGCCAATCCCAGAAAATAAATCTAAAAAATTCAAAATGTATCACCTTTGATCCCCCATCGATCTTTATGCCTCTGGATTGAATCCATGAGAATCCCGAAATCAGGATCTGAAAATGAAATCAGTCGATTGTATAAAACCGCATCTCCGTCCAAATCTACGCGAAACTTAAAACCAAATATCAAATGATCAAGTTCAATGTTTTTAACTGCAATTTTTTCAGATTCTTGTATATGTTCTGCCAATTCTAATTTTAGCTTTGCCAATGCGACATTCAGCCGATTGATTTCTCTGGCCATATCTTCCAACGTGTCCATTTCAATTCCCAGCCTTTGCATTTTTCATTGCCTTTTCTAGTTCTTCCGAAATATATTTTTCTATCTCGGCAACTGAAATACCAGATTTAGACATCGAGACAATGCGAGGTGTGATTTTGCGCGGGATACTCAAAACATGAGTTTTTAATCCCTGTCCAAATTTTGCAATCCTTCTTTCTACTGATTCCCTGGTAATTAAAATTCCTAGAGACACTAGCCGTTTTTGCCTGATTTGTAAAATCTGTTCTATTTTAAGTTTTATCTCTTGCTCGGTTTTTTGATCCTCTAAATTTCCGTAGCGATTAAGATTCTCGGTTATATCATTATGTCTTTTTA